TTCAGCAATCTGTGGCAATGCCTCGATTAGTCCTTGTAATAAAGAAAAAATGATTTGCGATGCCGTGTCGATGATTGTCGGTAGGTTTTCGATAAGTGCCTCTGCAAGAGAGCCAACAATCTCTCCGGCAATCTCAAGGAGTTCGGGAATGAACTCCATAATCATATCCAGCACCTTCGGCAATATCTCACCGATGACGTCACTCATCTTGCTGATATCACCGTTGGCATCAAGAATGCCGTTGGTGAACTCGCCAAGAAGCGCATTGCCCTCCGTAGCAAGGTCAGTTAGTACCGGAAGAAGAACTGTGCCGAGCGCGTTCTTTGCGGCAGTTGCACCAACGTTGAGGTATTGGAGTTGGTCATCTAAAGCGCCGTATGCGTTAAGCATATCGTCACTCATAACATAACCCGCCGCTTGTGCTTGCTCGCCAAGCTCATTCATTCGTTCCGCACCCTGCTCAATGAGAGGGTTTAGTTCCTGGGCGGACTTGCCGAGGATTTGCATTGCAAGGGCATCTCGCTCGGTTTCGTTTTCGATTTTACCGAGAGCATCGATGACCTCCCAATACACCGTATCGGAGTCACGAAGAGAGCCATCGGCATTGGTAACCGATACGCCCAATTTGTCGTAGGCTTCAACCGAGAGTTTCGTGCCGTCTTGCACGGCCTTCATACTCTTGATTTGCTTTGCCATCGACTTCGTGAGCGTTTCGGTAGAAACATCCACCAGTTCGGCGGCATACATATACTCTTGCAGTTTGTCAGTTGCGATGCCTGTCTGCGAAGACGTTGTAATAACACCATCCGCATAGGCGGCACCTGCCTTTGACATATCCACAAGTGCTTTTGCACCGGCAATGGCGGCGGCAGATACTGCAGCGAAGGCGGCTGCCATCGTTGCGGCGGCTGCCTTACAAGCCGTACCTAAACCGCTGAATTTTCCGCTTGCGTCATCACTTTGTTCTCCGGCATCTTCGACTGCATCACCGAATTTTTCGGCATCTTTTTCAGCGTCCTCGAAGCCGTTTTCTGCATCGTCAAGTGCTTTATTGTTTGCATCAAGCTCACGCTCCATATTATTTAGAGCCGCTGTTGCATTGTTTAATTGGATCTGCCAAGCTTGGGTTCGCTTGTCGTTTTCACCGAAGGAAGATGATGCGTTTTCAAGGGCAGAACGAAGAGTTTCGATTTTTGCCTTCTGTGCCTCGATCTCCTTGTTGAGCATCTGATTACGGGCAGTGAGTGCTTCGACAGAATTATCATTCTTACCGAACTGCGACTCGACTACCTTCATCTCCGAACCGAGGACTTTGAAGGACTGGTTAATATCGGCCAAGGCTTTCTTGAAATCTTTCTCACCTTCAAGACCGATTCTCATGCCGAAGTTATCCGCCACATCACCACCTCCTTAAATTCCATCGGGGATAATATCGTCAATAAAACGCTCTCGCTTGGGTTTGGCGACACCGTTGTATTGCTTGTGACATTCCCACAAGTCAAGGAGTAAACCAAACGGCGTCAGCCACACTTCATCCTGGGAAAGGTTGAGATGTGCCAAGCCGTAATATAAAAGTCGAGTAAATAACTCTTCGTCACTTACTCGACCGCTGCGTTTTTTGAGTTGTCCTCGCTCTCAATGTTACGCTTGGTGCCCTTGAGCATTGCCTCGGTGATAGCGGATTTGTAGGTTGCCAAATCTGCAGGTGCAGTAAGCAGTTCCACCATATCTTCCGTGAGCAGTTCCTTGGGGTCATCCTTGTGCTTGAGGTTGTGAACCATAATGGTTTGGTTCGCCATCAAGGTGATAAGCCAAACAACCTCACCGATAGCCATCTCGAAGTTTTCACTCTTCATCAGCTTATCTCCGAGGTTTTCAAGACCGCCGTAACGAGCAGCGATTTCTTTAGTAGCCTTGGTGGTCAAGAGCAATGCATACTCTTCACCGCCAATGACAATAGTTGCAGAGCGTTCAGTATTCATACGTTAATCCTCCTTTAGTCCTTTTCAGGGGTTGCGGCAGCCGTGTAGCTGGGTTCGTAAACTTCCTTGTACCAGTTGGTGATAGTTTCTGCGGATACCTTGCTATCACCTTCGGTAACCTCTGCCTTCCAGGGGTGCTTATTTACCGCATCGATTTTGTTACGGCGCATAATCGTGCCTTCAATGGTAGGCGTGCTGAAGGTGATGCTATCGCCCTTGGTAGCAAGAGCAGTAGCGGGAATGCCGAACTTAACACGGTAAAGCCAGAAATAACGGTACTTGCCGTTGGACTTCTTTGCACGGAAACCAACAGCAACGGGAGTGCCGCCATCTTCAGCAGCGGAAATAACAACACCCTTTTCATCGATGGTGGACCCGGTAAGGTCGGATGCCACAGTGCCACCCAAATCATCAACACCCAAGGAAAGAGTACCGGACTTGAATTCCTTCACAATTTCGGCTGCACCGTCATCGGCATAAAGCGTTGCCTCTGCCAATTCCACAGAAAGGTCTGCGGTCATAGCCTTGGCAAGTTGAGTGGGAGTGCCGTAGGTTTCATTACCATCGGCATCCTCGGTAATCTTTGCGTAGAACAATTTATCAAGACCAATCGTAGCCATGATTATTCCTCCATTTCATAGAATTTAGCCACATCCACAGCATAGTGGTAGTAGCCCGTTTCTGTTTCATAACCGATATATCTGCGGTCGGTTATGGTAAAGTCATCAACCAACAGCAATTTTACGAGAGCGTTTTTATCCTTCATATAATTGCCTTGGCAGTAGAGAGATAGCCTTGCCTCTTGCACATCACCGCCGGGAGCGTTGTCTGCGTGGAGTTCAAAGCTATCTGCTATGGGAGTAACCACAATATATTTTTCAGGAGCTTCATCCTTAAAGACTCCCGTTTCAATAGGAATCTTCAAAGGAGAAACCGCCTTTTGTATATCTGCAAGAAGGCTCATAATTTACTGACCTCCTCTTCAAACTTCTTCTGCATAGCAGAAACACAAGCGTCCTTTGAAGAACGCTTTGCTGGTTTCAAAAAAGGTTTTGCAGGCTGACCGTGCTTTCCGTACTCAAGGATGTTAGCAATTTTAGCGTTGCTATCACCATTGGAACGAGGCTCAGCAAAGCCAATCTTTATGTTGTGATTGCCGTCCTTATCCATCCTTACAGAGGTAAGACCGAGGGAACGTTCAAGTTCACCCGTTGAACGAGAGTCGAACTTTGTACCGCTGCCAACCACGGATGACAGATTGCTTTTCACCTTTTGGAGAACGACCTCACCACCGGCTTCCAGTACGCTTTCAGCAACGCTGTCAAATCTGCTGCCCAACTTTGAAATCTGTGTAAGGAATTCTTCGGGCATTTTGAAATCAACCTTTGCCAACGGTCGCCACCACCTTTTTTGCTAAAACTTCGATATACATTCCACGGCCTTTCACGTCCTCAACGGAGGTGATTTCGTATCTACCACCATCGCACACAATAATGCAATCGGTGGTAATCTCAACACCGGGAATGTGGCGAAAGCGGAAAAGGTCGGTTGCCTCACTGAACGCAGCAAGGTTAGCCCAACGCTGTGAGCCGTGCCGACCTTCTCGATACACACGGACAGAAGCGAGGATTTCATCTACTGTTGCAGTGAAACCCTCGCTGTCCTTTACACGCTTTGTTACGATAATATCCGCAAAGTCGTTCATTTTACCGAAACTCATACTCACACCTTCCAATCTCGGTCAAGCCGTAAAAGCATATTAACGGTGTTCCAGACTTGCTGACTTGCTTGAACATTGTCGGCAAAGAAGCCGCCGGTACTACCATCCCTGGATTCGTAAAAGTGTGAGGCAAGCATAATGACCGCTTGTTCAGTAGTATCGGGCATTGGATTGATGTGATAGTATTTTTCGGGTAGATGTTGATAACTTTCGGCATAGGCAACGGCGGCAGAGATGTAACGCTCAATTAGCAAATCATCTGCCGTATGATCTAAAATTAGATTTGCCTTGACGATTGGTAAAAGTCTGCTCATCTCTGC